GCTTGTTTGTTAGTTGTGTTTGTTTCAGATACAGCAGATACTCTGTAATAAGTTGAATCACCTGCAAACTGAACATTAGCACCAAGTTTAATTACATTTGCACTACCTAATGTACTATCAGTTGAATCAACTGCGATTAAGGCACCTGTTTGACCTAATTGAGCAGCTGAAGCAGCCGCTTTAACTTGGTATGTTGAAGAGTCTTCTTTTGTAATAGTTAATATTTCACCATTAACAAATGAACCTGAAATACTTTCTATATGAAAGTGGTCTGTGGAAATATTTGTTCTAAAGATTGTTGCACTTGCACCGCCGGCACCTGCAATTGTAGCAGTACCAACACCTTGTGTTGCGATAGTATCTGAAATATCTGATTCTGTAGCTGCACCTTGAAATTGTGTTGAGTCATATTTTAACATTTGACCACGAGATATAACTGAAACAGCTGTTTCACTTGATAATGTTCCTGTAGCCTCAGCACCTCTTTCACCGTAAGCAGATGAACAGTTTAGACCTCTAATAAATCCACCTGATTCTGCAAAGAAAGATTTATCACAATAGTATGTGAATATAGAAACCATTTCACCACGACCACCGCCTAATGCGTGTACACCACGACCATCAGAGTTTATTTGTGTAAAGTCATTTGCAAGAATTGATTTGTTACCAGCTGAGTGTAAAAGTCCATCAATTTGAACACCTGTAGCACTAGCATTTACAGACGAACAGTTTTGAATATAAGGTGAAGCAGTTGTAATTGAACCACTAGGGTCTAAAGAAACTACTGCCGCTTTAGAAGTACCACCAGCACCTGGTGTTCCTGTTAAACCTTTCATTGACATTTGAACAAGGTTTGTTGTGTTGTTCATTAAGAACATGTTAGTAGCGTCATTATTTTCTAATGAAGCAACTGTTAAAACTAAAGCTGAAGAACTTCCAAGTTGACCACCGTCAATCGTAATTGTATTACCTACAACAAAACCTGCACCACCATGATAGATAGTAACCGTAGGTGTAGATGAACCGTCTGTTACTACATTTGCAACAAAAGAACTTGCAACACCTGAACCGTTTGTAGCACTAGCGTGTACATGATTGTATGTTCCTGGAGTACCACCTGTACCACCAGATGTAATTGAAACTGTTTTAACTTGATGACCTGTACTAGCTGCCGGTCTAACTTCCGTTCCTCTTAAAGATTCACCTTGAACTGTGACACCAGCAGGAACTCTAATAGGTAAAGTTTCTCTATAAACTCCGTTTTTAACATAAACAACATCACCAACTGAAACAGAAAGAATATTGAAAGTTAAGTTTGAAGAACCACCTAATTGTGAACCTGCAATTGTAATATCATCACCAGCTGCATGACCTGAACCACCACTTGTAATTATAATTGTAGGAGTTGAAGAACCATCTGTTGTTACTCTAGCAGTAAATCCTGTTCCTGAACCTGTTGTACTTGTTTGTGTAACATTATAAGCTGCTGGAGTACCACCTGTACCACCAGCGATTGTATCAATAGATACTACATCTCCTGAAGTTGCTTGTGATAATGCATAGTAAATTGTTTTGTAAGGTAAAAATTGTGTACCTGGATTACTATCTGAACCAGAGTTTGCAACATACTTAACATTTGCTCCTTCTGGATTTGACCAACTAGGGTCAGTACCATTTGTTGTTAAAACAGCACCACTTGTACCAATTGGTAATCTTTCTGAAATAGAAGCGCCTTGTATAATCAAGTCACCTCTTGTGGATAATACAGCGCCTGTATCACCTTGTGCTAATACTTGCCAAACTGTTGCGTCTGTTCCTGGTTCAACATTTGTCTGTCTATCTTTTAGTTGAACATAAGTTGTTGCAACAAATCTTACTACATCACCTACTTCATAAATTGTAGAAGAACTATAAGTACCTTCATAATTAAATCCTTCTATTAGTAATGACCAATATGATGTATTTGCCGCTCCTGTAGCTTGTACTGCTGGATATTGACTTGTATGATTGGCAGTTGCAACATATGAATTACCACCGTATCTAACAGTATCACCTGTTTTATAAGCTTCTCCATGTGAATAATCACCTCTAGTATTAAAACCTGTAGTAATTACATCCCAATATGAGTTGTCTGTAGGAGTTTGTCCTGAAGCTGGTGTTGCATTTACATAAGTATAAGTGTAACCACCATAAGTTACAACATCACCATCTTGGTAAGTTGTACTTGAGCTATAACTATCTTCCCATTGTAATCCTTCAGCATATACTTCCCAATTTGAACCTATTGAAAAGGTGCTTGCTGATGTATGTTGTAATTTACATCTATATTGATATGCACCGTTTTTAACAAGGTCATTTAATTTGTAAAATGTAGAACCTGCCCAATTTCCTTTAAAGTAAAGTCCTTCAGTATGTAATCCGTATTTTCCAGCTGTTAAATCTGTATAAAAATTTGCTGTTGCTGATTGTGATGTGTGATTTGTTAAAACAACATATGTATTGGCACCATATTTTACAATATCATCTACCAAATAAGCTGTTGAGGCAGCCCAATCGCCACGCCATTTAAATTTAATTCTACCTAGTTTAAAATCTGCCATTTTTTACCTTGTTATTACTACTATTTATACAACAACTAATACTATTTATACAACTTAAACAGCGTCCTGATAACTAGTAGCCGCTACAGAATAGGTTGACCCCTCTGCTGTACTAAAGTCATCACTTGTTGCTGATGGATTGTATGCTCTATTTTCTCTCTTTATTAAATAACCATCACTATCTATGAAAAATGTTGCGTCACCATCTTCAAATAAGTATTGTTGATATTTGTCAGATGTGTTATTTTTATAACCTTTATTTATTCTTCCTACTGCAATTTGAGCTCCGTTTGCTGGAGCAATATTAAATGTTATAGTAGGAGATGAATAAGTAAAATCTATTGTTTCTTTTTGTAAAACTTGATTTATATATACTTTAATTCTAGTTGCGTCTGGTACAGGAACAGATAAATCAAATGTTTTATCTGAACCATCACCTGCAAATAATTGAGTATCAATATATCCTTCTTCAGCCTCTACATAACTACCACTTGTTGGTAATTGTATTAATGGGTCTGGAACACCGCTAGATAAATCTATTGTGTCTGTATTATCTTTATCAATTTTTGCATAGTAAAGAAGACCCTCTGTTGTTCTACGAAGACCATGAAATCCCTCTTTAGTTTGTGTTCCTTCAGGTACTACTTGTCCTACTACAGCCATTAACTAATCTCCAATATACTTAAATAAGCTTCAACATCTACAGACGAACTATCTGGATTAGGGTCTGCATATATTCTAATCTTATCATTGTTTTCTAAGTTGATTGGTTTATCCATAATTAATGTGTTATTAGCAGATACATTTAAACTTCTACCTACATGTCTAAATGTAGAACCGCCGTCTATTGTGACTTTAATGTTTATTTTAGCTGCATTTGTAGAACTTAAATTAGAAATGTAAATTGCGTGTATAACGGCAGTTGTAGAACCACCTGCTGTGTAAACATCACCAGCTGAAGTATCTAAAACACCAACATCAAGTCCTGCATTTTTAAATGTACTTGCCATTTATTATCCCCCGAATACTATTCCGTATGCTAAAGCGTCACCGTCCATTGCAACAACACCTGATTGATTTGGTAAAGTAATTGTTCTATCAGCAGTTGGTTCTACAACTGTTAAAAAAGTTTCGTATGAGTTTGCTAAATTACCTTCAAACACTAATTTTGCACCTTGGTCCAATAATAAATCTGTTGTTGAAGTAGCACCGTTTGTCATAACATCTTGTAATGTTACTGAACCTGCACCACCAACCTCTGTTACTGAATTATTTGATTTTTTAGTATAAAATTTTCCATCTGTGACATTCATTGCCAATTCACCTACCGCTAATGCGTTAGCAGCTGGTACAGCTTGTGCCGTTTCACTTCTTTTTGGTTTTATTACTGTTGCCATTATTTACAAGCTT